CTTGGCAGGTTACAGGCGGAACTGTTGCAGCCCCTGATCGACCGCACATTCCACATTTTGCAGGAAAAGGGTGAGTTTCCACCGCCGCCTGAAGAATGGCCCGATAACATGCAGACGGACATTGAATACGTTAGCCCGCTGGCCAAGGCGCAGCGCAGTGGTGACATCCAAGCCGTAATGCGGATGTTCGAAATGCTGATGCCGCTGGCACAGGTTGACCAGGGCGTCCTCGATTACATGGATACAGACGGCATGGTCAAACATCTGATCAAGGTGCTTGGTGTCCCAGCTACGACCGTGCGCGGCGAGCAAGAAGTCTACCAGAAGCGCGTCGAACGTCAGCAGCAACAGGCCCAGGCACAGCAGATGCAGCAGGCGCAGCAGGTCGCTGAGACTGCAGGCGCTGCAGCGCCCATGGCAAAGGCTCTTAATGTTGGCAACATCATTGAGGCCACTGCCCTGCCGCAGCAGGCCGCAGAATGACGCCAGACGAATTAAAGCAGACCTATAGGAGCGTATTCGGCGGTGACGATGGCCAGAAGGTCATCGATGACCTGAAGGCCCGCTTCTGGTTTCACGCGCCGGTCCATGCACCTGGCGACACGCACGAAACAGCCTACCGCGATGGTCAGAGGTCTATCGTTCTTTCGCTTATCGCAATGCTGCAAGAAGATCACAGAGAGTTACCGACAACAACCATAGAGGAATAGATCATGGCCGAAGAACAGGTAGCGGATGTCTCGCCGAGCGAGGTAGCACCGTCTGTCATACCAGGCGGTGCGGCGGGTGCCGGCAATTGGCGGGCAAGTCTGCCGGAAGAGATTAGAGATCACAAGTCACTGGATTCGATCAAGGATGTCGGTGGCCTGGCCAAGGGCTACTTGCATGCTCAAAGCATGGTCGGGGCCGACAAGGTGCCGATCCCAGGCCAATGGGCAACCAGCGACGACTGGAACATGGTTTACGACAAGCTGGGCCGTCCAGCGGATGCTGATGGCTACGAGCTGGAGATGGGCGAAGGCGTGGAGGCCGACGCTGGCATGGTCGAATGGTTCAAGAAAACCAGCCACGACGTGGGATTGTCGGGGCCGCAAGCACAGAAATTGATGGCTGCGTACAATGAAATGCAGGGCGGTCGAACGCAGACCGCTACCGATGCTGTAGCTCAGACCCGCAGCAACGCGGAGTTGGAGCTGAAGCGCGAATGGGGTCAGGCTTACGATCAGAGAATTGGCTATGCGACGGCGGTTTTGCAGAATTTTGATGCTGAGGACATGGCCGAGTTGCGGATGTCTGACGGCAGTCTGATGGGTGATAATCCGGCGGTCGTCAAGTTGATGAGTAAGGTGGGGCAGTTCATTGCGGAGAAGACCGGCGAGGATAGCTTCGCTGGTGGCAAGGGCAGCGGTGTCATGGCGCCGGACGAAGCCCACAGCAAGCTCCGAGAGATCACGTCAAAAGAGTCGCCGTATTGGTCGGCCCGGCATCCAGAACACGACTGGTATGTGGCCGAGGCCATGCGTCTACGAGAATTTACGACCGCAGGGCAGCCTTAACGGTCCTGCTGCTCACGCGAAAAGCAGCGTCGTCTTAGCGGACGCTAAACGCAAGAGAGGTCCAGCATCCGCTGGGTAGCCCTTCGATTTCACAACCTACTGAAACCGTGGAACGGAGGATTTTCTTATGTCCACACAAGTAACTACTGCCTTTGTGCAGCAGTTCGGCAGCAACGTCGAGCTACTGTCACAGCAAATGGGCAGCCGGCTCCGAAGCGCAGTCTCGGAAGAGAGCGTTGTCGGAGAGAAGGGCTTTTTCGATCAGATTGGAAGCACTTCGGCCCAAAAACGTACCAGCCGGCACGGCGATACACCGTTAATGGAGACACCACACTCCAGGCGTATGGTCACGATGGACGAGTATGAGTGGGCCGACCTGGTAGATTCTGCCGATAAGGTCCGCATGCTAGCCGATCCCACTTCCGCCTACGCACGCTCTGCAGCTAACGCTATGGGACGTGCGATGGATGATGTGATCATCACCGCTGCTACTGGTTCTGCCTCTACTGGCAAATCCGGCAGCACCTCCACCGCTTTGCCTGCGGCTAATATCGTGGCCGCTGGGTCAGCCGATATGACCGTGGCAAAGCTGCTCAGTGCCAAGAAGATACTGGATGAGGCAGATGTCGATCCCAGTATCAAACGCTACATCGTTGTAGCACCGGCACAGATTGAGGCCCTGTTGGGCATCACGTCAGTTACGTCGAGTGATTTCAATACCGTGAAAGCCTTGGCTCAAGGTGAAGTTAACAGCTTCCTAGGTTTTGAGTTCATCACTTCGACACGCCTGGCTGTGGCGTCCAGCATTCGCACATGTTTTGCATGGGCGGAAGACGGCATCAAGATGGGCGTAGGCAAAGACATCGTTTCTCGCATTGATGAGAGAGCGGACAAGTCCTACTCCACGCAGGTTTATTATTGTGCCCAGTTTGGCGCGACCCGCATGGAAGAAGACAAAGTCGTCTCCATTCTGTGCGACGAATCGGCATAAGGAGGGAATGAACAATGGCTACTGTTTATTCAACTGGACGCACCACGTTCGACCAGAACGATCCTGCAGACCAAGTCAAAGCTAACGAGCTTGGCGGTCGCGTAAGAGTTGCTTATGCAACCTACGAGGCTAGCTCGCTCGCCAGCGGCGACGTGGTCGAGCTGTTCGCTCTGCCGGATGGGGCGCGTATCATATCGGGCACGCTGGCGCATGATGCACTTGCAAGCTCGACCACCCTGTCCGTAGGCCACGCGGCCTACACCAACAGCGCCGGCACTGTCGTCGCGTTGGACGCCGACGAATACAAGGCTGCGGCGGCTTCCACCGCTGCACAGATCGTCGACATCTGCGCGACACTCGCCCTTGGGGCGTTTTCTGAGGTTGACCTTGATACCTCTGGAGACACCAAGGACAACGAGTTCATCGTCACCGCTACGATGGGAGGTGCCGCCGGCACCGGCACCATCAGCGTTATGATGATGTACGTGCTTGACTAACTGATTGTTACCGGCGGCTGGCCTGTGATGGGCCAGCCGCCACTCTACATGGAGAGATGAATGTCAGTTGTTGATATCTGCAATTCCGCGCTGAACCATATTGGCGGCAACAATATTACGTCGCTGACTGAAGACAGCAAGCCAGCGCGCTTATTGAACCAGCGCTATGAGCCGGTGCGTGATGCGGTATTCCGGTCGCATCCCTGGAATTGCCTGGTTACTAGAACAGACATGGCGGCTGACAGCACGGCCCCGGCGTTCGACTTCAGCTATCAATATACCCTGCCGTCCGACTGCCTGCGTGTCTTGCAGGCGCAGTATCTGGACACCGTATTCAAGGTCGAAGGCCGCAAGATATTGACCGATGAGACCACGTTTAATCTGATTTACATCAAACGCGAAACCGATACGGCGCAGTATGACAGCCTGCTGATCGACGCCCTAGCGGCCCGGCTGGCGTCCGAGATCGCCTACCCATTAATTGCCAGCTCTGTTGTGGCTAACACAATGCTGCAGGTGTACGACCAGAAGGTCAGAGAAGCCAGGTTCGTTGACGCAACCGAGGGCATGCCCGGCAGCATGGATCAGGTGTCTGACACTGGCGGCATCGAAGCCAATACGTTTATAGCCTCTAGGTACTGAGCGATGCCAAAGGCCTCAGCAGCATTAACCGACTTTACGGCTGGCGAGCTATCGCCACGCCTCGATGGCCGGGTTGATCTGCAAAAATACTTCTCTGGCGCGAAGACACTTAGCAACATGGTCGTACATCCTCACGGCGGCGCGTCTCGCCGGCCCGGCACGATCTTTGTTTCGGAAGTGAAGAGCAGCGCACAGGCTGCGCGGCTTATACCATTTGAGTTCAACGTCGAGCAGACCTACATCCTACAGCTGGGTCCGAGCTACTTTAGGATTTTGAAGGATGGCGGCGTTGTTGAGAGCGGTGGCTCTGCCGTCGAGGTGGCCACCAGCTACACCGAGGCCCAGCTGCCTGAACTAAAGTTCGCTCAGTCGGCGGACGTGATGTACATAACGCATCCAGATCATCCGCCACGGAAGATCAGCAGAACCAGTCATACGGCATGGACGATTGCGGACATCAGTCTCATTCGCGGCCCTATGCAAGACCAGAACGTGACGACGACAACCCTGACGGCAAGCGCACGGACGGGAAGCGTCACGATAACGGCAAGCGCGGCGACCTTTGTCTCGACTGACGTTGGCAGGCTGGTCAAGCTGCACAATGGCTACGCCAAGATCACGGGATTTACGAATACGACGGTAGTAACGGCGACGGTGCAGGAAAATGAAGACCTGCGGACAGAGCTGCAGCCGAGCTATACCGCGTCCACGATTGCGCTGCATGAGGGCGATCCATCAAGCACGGGCCTGGAGCACAACGACCGCATAACCGACAGCGCAAAGAATTTTGTCGATGAAGGCTTCAAAACCGGCATGGACATTACCGTCAGCGGGGCAGGCACGTCCGCCAACAACGGTTCGTACCTGGCTGTTTCCGTTACTGAAGACACCATACTTCTAGCGCCATCCGACGACGCTACGGCGGAATCGGCGTCGGCAAGTATCACAATCGTTGGTGCGCTTACGGCTGACAAGGATTGGGCGTTGGGGGCTTTTAGTCCGACGACCGGATACCCGTCTGCCATATCGCTGTACGAACAGCGCCTGGTTTTTGCGGCGACGGCAAACCAGCCACAAACGATCTTTTTTAGCGTCTCTGGAGACTTCGAAAACTTCACGTCGGGTACGGCAGATGATGCTGCGATGATCTACACCATAGGCAGCAATCAGGTTAACGTGATCCGCTACCTTTCGTCTGGTCGTTCGCTGCTCGTTGGCACGTCTGGTGGCGAGTTTGCCGCCAGGGCGGGCAACACCGACGCGGCGATCACGCCAACGAATATTCAGATCAAGCGTCAGGCGAGTTATGGTACGGCGGACATCCAGCCTGTGCAGGTTGCCAACGCAACTTTGTTCGTACAGCGGGCCAAGCGTAAGCTGAGGGAACTGAACTACAACTTCGATACGGATAGTTATACCGCGCCAGATCTTACGATACTGGCCGAGCATATCACTGAGAGCGGCATCAAGGAGGTCGCGCTACAGCAGGAACCTGACAACATTGTCTGGTCAGTGCTGAACAACGGCATCCTGGCAGGCATGACCTACCGCCGGGAAGAGAACGTCGTCGCCTGGCATCAGCACAAGATCGGCGGCGTCTTTGGCGCGGCAACGGTTACGGTTAGCGATTATGCCAACATCGATGTCGGCACCGATATAATCCTCAGCAAGTCGGACGGCACGCTTGTGACCTTTACGTCTGAGGCCGTCAGCGGTAGCGCTCCAACCGGCGACAACGGATGGCGACCCAACGAAAGCAACAATACGACGGCGGATAATATCTATACGGCCATCAACGCACATACAGACTTCACGGTCGCCAACCCAGCGGCAGCCGTCGTCACGATCTACGAGACGCTGAAGACGGGCACGTCCCCGCTAACCGTCGCCAGTACAGATGCGACGAGGCTAGTCGTTACAAGTGAATCGTATGCGGTTGTTGAAAACATAGCCGTTGTCCCAGGCGATCTGGACGAAGACGCGATCTATCTGGTCGTCAAGCGGACGATAAACGGGGCAACAAAACGATATGTTGAGTGGTTTAATGTCTTTGAGTTCGGCACCGACGTTGCCGACGCCTTCTATGTTGACAGCGGTCTTAGCTATTCTGGTTCGGCATCGTCCAGCATATCAGGCCTGACGCATCTGGAGGCGGAAACCATTACCGTCCTGACGAATGGGTCGACGCATCCAAACAAATCGGTGTCATCTGGAGCGGTTACATTAGATAGGACGACGACGTATGGTCACTTTGGACTTGGCTACACGTCCACGCTGCAAACTATGCGCGTTGATCAGGGTTCGGCGCAGGGCACAAGCCAAGGCAAGACAAAACGCATACACGACGTAACGGTCAGGCTGTACAGATCGGTCGGCGTCAAGATAGGGCAGTCAACGGACCAGTTAGATCTGATACCGTTTCGCTCCAGCGCCGACGAAATGGGCCTGCCGGTGCCATTGTTCACGGGTGACAAGGACGTCGAGTTCGACGGCGGCTACGGCACGGATGGCTTTGTCGTTGTTCAGCAGGATCAGGCTTTACCGTTGACGGTACTAGCCGTCTATCCACGACTTACGACGTTTGACGAGTGAGGTTGATACCATTTGTTGCGTCGCATGCCGAGGCATTGTTGGCCGACCAGCTTAATGATGGCTGCCCGTCGATCACGAACGATTGGTCGGCTTGGGTGGGCGACCTGGTTAACCCAGACATGGCCTTCACGGGGATAGAGAACGGCCACCTGATCGGAAGTGCTGGCCTGATCCGAATATGGCCTGGCGTCAGTGAGGCCTGGTTTGTTGGGTCATGGCGTTTGAATAACAATGTGGTTGCCGGTGCAAGGGCGACCAGGCGTAAGTTAGGTGAATTGATGACGGTACATGAGCTGCACCGAATACAGGCGGTGGTCCGGGCTGACTGGCCGGCTGCCAGGCGCTTTGCGCGGTGGCTGGGAATGAAGGAAGAAGGAGTGATGGTTATGTACGGCTCCGACAGGCAAGACTATATCAGAGTGGCGACGACGAATGGCTGACCCTCTAAGCATAGGCCTGATGATTGCCGGCACGGCTGCTGCCGTCGGCGGTACGATCTACTCGGCTAACGCCGCCAAGCAGCAGGCTGGTTACGACGCGAGCGTTTCTGAGGGCAATGCGGCCAGAGCTGACGTGACGGCGGAACAGATAGTGGCTGAGAATGCCCGCCAAGAGGTCGACTTCCGTAGAGATTACACCGACTTCTCCAAGTCACAGGAGGTGGCTCGGACGAAAAGCGGCGTCTACGCCTACAGCGGCACGCCCTTGCAGGTGGCGATGGAATCGGGTCGTAATGCTGACGACGAAATTCAGCGGCGGCGATACAATGCGGAGCAGGGCTTCAGAGATACGCAAGACCGGGCTGCTGGCTTTCGTGCCAACGCCGTCAATCTGCGCATAGGCGGTAGGGCCAGGCAGACGGCTGGTTATATACAAGCCGGAAAATCTCTTATGTCCGGTAGCGAGCGCGTGTCGAGGTACATCTAATGGCAGAGATCAAAATATATCGCTCGGAGACCCAGCGAAACCTGCCGCAGGGAACGCCGCTAAGTTTGCAAGCTCCAGACCAGGGCATCGTGGGTCGTGCCGCATCTCAGTTTGGGGAGGTTCTCGGAGCCATTGGCGAAGAGCGGGTAAAGATCGGCGCGGCATCGAAGGCATCTGCGGCGCATAGAAGTTACCGAAACGAAATGCTGGGAGTGGAGCGGGATGCGCGCAAACTGAAGCCGGAAGACGCGGAGAAGTTTTACACGCAGAGTTCCAAGAATGCCTATGACAGGGCAGCCAGTAGTCTAACGTCAACCTACGCCAAGACGATATTCGCCAAGCCTGCTGGCATCACGGCATATACCTCGCGCTCCAAATTCTACAAAGAGAACGACGCCAGGCTGATTTCTACAGCCATAGCAACCGGAGCTGTCGAGGCGTCTGTGTCTGCCGACATCGTTTCCGACCTTGCCGCTAGCCATGAAGACCGCGTACTTTCGATACGTCGTGCTTTTGAGGAGTTCGACAAACTAGCCGAAACGGGCGCAATCTCCCGAGAAGATGCCGCTAAACGTCAGGGAGACTGGGCCGGCAGCACGCTGGAAAGGACGCTACGCGCCCACATGTTGAAGAGTTCCAGCCCGGTTGACGTTGTTGACAGATTCAAGAAGGGAACGCTGGGCGACGAAACCGCGAAGTTCCTCTCGGGACTTGTCGATGATGATGAGCTGACTAAGATTGAGATCAGAATGGAAAAGGCGGCGCATCGCATCGAGACCCGCTCGCGTCAGGAAGAAGCGGCTGACGTCAAGAAGGTCGCTGCAGACAACAAGCGGTTGCTTGGCGAACTGTATGGCGTGGACGAGCATATGCAGGGCGGCGAGGATGCGGCGCTGCTGCAGGCGAAGAATGCTTACCAATCACTGATTGCTGGCGGCGGATTTGCGTCGAAGTCGGCCATCGAGAATGCACAAGAATGGCTTGGCAGCCTTGGTGATCCACGTTTTCAGGAAGCCGCCGACGCTGCCCCGTACCGTGACGCCGCCATGGGCAGCGCGCAGGCATCTGTAGATAGGCTGTGGATAGCCGAGCGCGACAACAAACTGACGCAGGCAATGGTTACGAAAGAGAAATCCGGTTTGACGGCTGCCGACTATAAAATCTGGAAAGGTAAGGTGGAAACAGAGCGCGAGAAAGGCCTCACTGATGCGATCAAGCTCTTCGACGCCAGGTTCAAGTTTACCAGGAATATGAACCAGGGCGACACGCTTGAGACGGAACAGTCGAAAGCGGCATATTACATGTCAGTGGAGGAGCTGCGCGACTGGAAACGCCTCAACCCTGCCGTTACTTATCTTCAGACTATGGAGAAGGGCCAAGCCATCATGCAGCAGAGGACAGTAGAGCTGCAGGGAGAACTGCGCGAGGAATTTTTAATGACTTTGGCGTATTCCAAAAGATGGAAGGAATTTCTGGCTCCCGTGGTTGGAGGAAACCATGCGGGCACGACGAATGCCCTCACCCGCGCCAAGGTCTTTGTCGTCCAAAACAAGGACTCAACAGTTGTGAAAACAGCAATCGCGGCGATAAAACAGATGAAACAATGGGATTCCTTTGGCGTCGATTTAACAATGCCGAAAGGGCCTTGATATGGGAGCGGCATCTAAAGCGGCGGCGCTTGGCAAGCGGTTGCTCGATCCACCGCCAACGGTGCGTGGCGACCTGGAACACGCGGCTACCCGCGTTCCGGCTGCCGCCGCCGTCGTAGCTGGTGGCGAGTATGCCAAGGGTGAGCTTGAGGCCGGGGCTGCGTCCGTCGTAACAGAAGAGCGTGGGTCAAGGCCGGACCTGCCCGATGTTAACTTGCCTGCGTCCGTCGAGCCGCTAATCCCGCCTTTAGAGATTGATATACACCCGATGGGTGAGAAGCAGGCGGGCTGGTTGCCCGACGAAGACCCGATGGCGCAGGTCGAGCGTTACGACAATGCCGCTATGCTGCAGGAACTAGGCGCGTTCGATCCGGCAGAGTTTGCGGAAACCGAAACGGTTGTAGACGACTTTGGCGATGAGGCTACATACGGCATCATTGGCAGGGATACACCGGATGAGGTTGCGATCGAGCTGAATAGCGTGGAGCCAGCTCCAGAGGAAGATGGCCTTCTGGCACAGCGCAGGCAGCAGTCACGGGAAGCTGGCGAAGACTACCTTGCGGCTAATACGCCCAACGCCGCACTGGCCTTTGAGACAAGCGATGCATTCCCAGAGGAAGACGAGACATTTATACAGCAGTTTGGCGCGCATTTTGGTGATTTAGAGGCTGGGCTAAACGCCCTTCCTTCAGATATAGCGATAGGCTTTGCCAAACTGGCGGGCAATGCCTGGGGGGCGTTTTTCCCACAGCATCAAGCGGGCATCGATGCGTTCTTTAAGCCCGTCGAAGAATTTCGTAATCAAGCTATGAAGGGCCACCCGGCGGCTGACGTAGCTGGCTCCGTTGCTGGGATCGGCAGTCAGCTGGTATTCCCGGCGATTGCTGGCAGGAACCTGTTGATCAAAGCTGGAATGCCAGCAATACGGGCTACGGTTCTAGCCGAAGTCCTTACAGGCTTCCTCGCATTCTCGCCCAAAGATGAGACGATAATGAATAGTCTGATCGATGCCGACGAGGATGACCCAACATTAAAAACAATCAGAGATTGGCTGGCGACTGACCCAGGCAATGAAAGCGCGTATGCCGCTAGAAGCAAGCAGGCTATTGATGCGCTTGTTATGCTGGGCGTTGGCGAGGTTGCTGTACGGGGGTTGATCTATGCAGTAGGAAAGGCCAACGCCTTTATGAAGACCGGGCCAGGCAAGGCCATCCTGGCAATGGCGGCTGCGGCTGGTGTTACAGCGCCCGACGATGCTGAGGGCGGCGGTATGTCCAAGTTCTTTGGCCTGGCCAAACGGGTACTTGGCCCTGACGTAAGCATGTCTCCCAGCCGGACGGGCGGCTTAACCTTTCCTGCAGCTGAATCTAGCGATAGGCTGCGGCTGAAGCTGCAACGCGAAGCAGCCGCTACTGAAGGCAAGGCGATGCCTGGCGCTCCTGCTAACGACCGCCGTGTTATTCGTGCGCCAAAAGGAAGCAAGCTGCCCAATTTTGTTGTTGGCAAAGTCACGCATAAAGACTGGATCACCCGTACCGAAAAGATACTTAGCCCAGACGAAATAGGCGATGCGGCTAAGTGGTATGAGAAAATACGCGGCATGTTCTTGGAGCATACCCAAGGCGATGCTGATCTGGCCGATGCATATATGCGCGGCTGGCTGGTAACGCAGCAGAATGTTGACGTGACGGGCGCTCTGAATAACTTGTTGTTACAGGCAGAGCAGTTCGCGCGCGACGTTCCTGTTGACCAGATGCGGGCTGCTGGCATGCCCAACCCAACAGGTGCGGCGAGGTCTGTTGTTCAGGGGGAGCCTATCGAGGGCGGCGTTGGGCAAAAGATAAGCGACTTTGTAGACAGCGGTGAGGGCAAGTCTACGCGATCTTGGATGGGCGACGATGCCGCTGGTGGCGAGCCGTTTGTTGTAGACATCCATACCGCTAGGGATACGGGCCTTGTCGATGACGTGCTTATCAACCATCTGCGCCGGTTAGGGTACAAAGAAGATGACCTTGCCGATCTTAGCAGGGACTTTGGCGATTCTATTACCAGCACTAGGTACGAGAGCAGGGCGCAGTTTGGCCGCGATCTTACGGCGCACTTGAATGATATTGGCTGGATGGAACGTAGCGATTGGAAGCCGCGTGAAGTGCAGGCGGTCGGCTGGATGGCGATGACCCGGCTGACTTCTGGCGAGACTGACGACGTTGCGACTGCCCTGGAGAGGACGACCCGCCGGATCAGTTATGAAGCCGCACCCGGCGTTGGATCGCCGTGGGATAAAAAGTTCAGCTCGCGGTTCTATGAGTTGGGCCTGGATGACCAGGCGGCGGTAACAAAACCGATTGCGGCTAGAGCGGCAGAAGTTGCAGCAGAAGTAGCTGGCATAGATGTTCGCGGCGTTGTGCATGGTACAGGCGGCTGGACTTTTGAGGGTAAGCAGGCTCAGAATGCTGCAGCCGTAGCTCAGGCATTGTCTACCGGGGAAGGCGCGGAGATTGCCGCTAATACCATCGGTTATTTACTACAGCAGACAGAGGTGTGGTCTAATAGCATCAAGGGCATGACCAAGACGCCTAAAGGATTTGCTATCGACTTTGTAGAAAAGCCCGGCGGAAAGATGCTGACCGAGGCTAAATCTCAAAAAGCGTTCTGGGATGAAGTGGTCGGTGCCGACGACACTGGCCTAATCGGCGGGTATCACCCGTTTACATTGGCGGATGGCCGTCACGGCATTCGCATTCTAGTGGATAAGGGCGGTGCGAAAACCGGCGAAAAGGTTCTTGGATTAGTCCAGGGAAGATTGACAGATGTTGTTAAGAGGTCTAAATACAAGGTAGACGTTTTGGGCTACGAAGCACGCATTACTAAAGCGGTTAATGATTGGAGGGAGACACCCGATGGGAGAACTTACCTGGCACGGTTGGCAGACCTCGGCGTCACACGCAGTGGCTCCGACTTCGATAGTATACGGGGCGAACTTGAAGCCCTCCTCGAAGAAGGCATCTCAAAAGCCGAAGCAAAAGGCAAAGGCAAAGCCAAAGCCGAAGGCAAAAAAGTAAAATAAGCCAAACCAAACAATCCAGCAGGGCGCTTTCGAGCGCCCTTTTTTTATGGGCGAAATATGGCAGTACCTATAGACAGCGCAGCTGAGGCACAGCAGGCATCGCAGACAGGCGCGCCTCTGAAACCGAAGTACCAGCAGGTAGCTGGCGGAGGCTCGGCCTTCCTCAAGCTACTGGGGCGACTAAGGGATGTACCGACCAAGTCGGGGGAGGCAGTCCCGCTGCGGAGCGCCGAGCGCCTGGACAAGAGCGGCACCAGTTACAGGCAGCGGCAGCAGGAAGTCGCGCCGAAGGTTCTCAGCCCTGAAGGTCTGGATCGTTTTAACCAGGCTGGACAGTCTGCAAGATCCGCACAGACCGGCGCGGATGCCCAGATCGGTTTGGCTAAGAAGGCGCTGCAACAGGATGCGGTTGGGAACGCCCCGACCGATCCGATGCAGAAGACGCTCGCACCTGAGTGGCAGATGGAGGAGGTGCTGACGGCGCAAGACCGCGCCAAGCAGGCAATAGTGCGCGGCGATGATGGCGGCGTTGACTTCAATTTTGACAACCTGGAGACAGGCGACGACGTTAAGGCGTTGATCGATGCCGTGTCAGATGTTGACGAGGCCGCGACCATCGAGGCCAAGCGCGGCGTGAAGACTAATGTGGAGACGAAAGAAGAGGCCATTCGTCTGGTTGCGGACGATGTGGGGATGACCAGGCGCATCCTTGGTCGGAAGGTTGGTGAGCTGATGAACGCGGCTGAGATGACGGCTGCGCGAAGCATAATGACCAATTCGGCAGAGAAGCTCGACGCTATGGCCGCAGATATCGCAAAGATGCAGGCTGGTGGCAACGTTGACGCTGGGTTGCTGCTGCGGTTTCGCAGGCAGATGGCTATCCATGCCGGCGTGCAGATGCAAGTCAAGGGCGCGCAAACCGAGATCGCGAGGGCGCTGCAGTCGTTCCGCATCCCGGTCGGTTCAAGCCTTGGGCCAGAAATGGTTGCCGATGTCCTCAATGGTCATGGCGGCATAGGTGAGGCGCTGCGTCTGGCAAAGGGTTACCAGGCGGCGGTAAGGAATGGCGGGCGAGCAGGCGGCAACAAGTTTGTGGCTGGCGGTTGGTCGTCAAGGGCCAACGGTGTTTTCCAAGAGGTCTACGTCAACGGCCTACTTAGCTGGATTTCGACGCAGTACAAGAATTTGTTCAGCTCGCCCATCCTTATGATAGCGCGCGGCGCGGAGGAATTTATGGCCGGCGTTTACGGCGCTAGCTACAGAACAGCCCTGCGTGCTGCGGGTAAGCCGGTCAATCCAGAAGGCGTATATATGGGCGACGTTGTCGCCCGGTTCACTGGATCAGCGCGGAATTTCAGGAACGCGATGTCCATAGCCTCCGACGTCTGGCGAACTGAGGTGCCGTCGGATGCTTTGACGAAAATCGACGCCAACCAATATAAGGCAATCGACGCGGAAAAGCTGGGCGTTACGCATTGGGGCGCAGGAAAGGCCATCGATATTCTTGGCAAGGCTGTCCGCCTTCCGCAGCGGGCATTGCTGTCGGTCGATGAGTTTTGGAAAGCATTGTCGCACAGCGGCGAGGCTTTTGTGCAGGCCAAGCATGCTATGCACCGCAGCAAGGCTGCTGGCAAGACCGACGAAGAGGCGATGGACGACGCCCTGATGATCATGCTTGACCCGCGTGCAATCGGCAAAGAAATGGACGCGGAGGCTCGGTTGGTGACGCTGACCACAGACCTCGCTGAGGCCGGTGAGTGGGTTGGCGCAATGGGGAAAATGGTAGGCATAATTCAGCGCAATCCGGCTGGCAGGATGATCTTGCCGTTTATTACCGTGCCGACCAATGACGTGATTGAAGTCATCAGGAGGTCGCCAGCCTTCTGGGTGATGGCCAAGGGCCGTGCGGATATCTTGGGCAAGAATGGTCCGGCTGCCATGCAGAAGGCGATGGGCCGCATTACTCTCGGCACGGCGACGATGTATGGCACTTACGAGATGGCCTTGAATGGCCGCATCACGGGCGGCGTTCCGACCGATGCGAAGGAGCGGAAAAAGCTCTATTTGGGCAGGCCTAACTGGAAGCCGTACAGCCTGGTGTTTCGCGGCGAGGGCTGGCCGGTGGATGAGGATGGTGATGAGCTGCCGCTGTATGACCCAAAGACGGGCCTGCCGAATGGACCGCTGAACTATGCGCCCTACGGCGGCTATGGGCCGGTTGCCGGGATGATGGCAATCGGTGCCTCTGTCGCCGAGCGCATGCGGACAACGACCGATCCCGACATGCAGACGGCAATTGTGGCGAACAGCATAGCTGCCACAGTCGCGTATTTCGGCAACATGCCATTCCTGATGGGTATCGCAAATGTCTACAAGGCAGTGGACTATGACGATCCCGGCTACCTGCTCGATGCACCGGTCAGCAACCTGATACCAGGCACGCCTCTGCCCATACCTTATTCGTCTGCTGGCCGGAATATATCCAAGATATTCAATACTACGAAGCAGTCGGCGTCAGTGACCTATGACCTGTACACGACTGAAGATGTGGAGGCCATGGATCAGGTAAACGGCCAGTATCAGTATGGCTTAGTCGGCATGCCAAAGGGGCCAACGTCAAACTTTGAGGCCTTTCGCGGCATGATGGGCGAATACTGGCAGCTGCAAACAAAAGACAGCCTTCTGGCTTTGGCCGGTGATTTCAGACCCACTGATGAGATGGCGACGGAGTACGACGTTCTGGGCCGAGAGATCGAGACGGGCGTCCGTTTTGACGTTAATCCAATTCTGGCAATAACAAACCTGGTGTCTCCATTAAAGCTCTTCCCAGGCCGCAAGCCTACGGAGGTGGAGGAGATACTTGTGTCCCTCGGCGTCCCTCTAAGCCGTTCGCGTGATTCTGTGTCCGTACATGGCCGTAGCATCCCGCTGTCAAAGAAGCAGCAATCGGACTGGGTCAACCTGGCGAAGAACCATACCGAGCTTGATAAAGACGACGCCCGCTATAAAGGCAAGAAAACAGGCGTGGAATACCAGACCTTTGAAGACGCGCTTTCTACCCTCTTTTCGAGCCTCATCTGGCATCATCATAGTACAACTGTTGATGATCATATCAACATGGTGCAGAACCTAGAGAGAAAATTCTACGCAGCCGCATTGCCCTATCTTTTGGACATGCCAGAGAACGCAAATTTAAGCCAGGCCTACGCTGACCTGGAAGAGCTTGGAGATTTAGGTATGAGCAGGATAGGCAAACAATGACTGTATCAACGACGACAACGACGAACAGCTACAGCGGAAACGCATCGACAGTAGCCTTTGCATACACCTTCAAGATATTCGCGACTGGCGAGATGGTCGTGATCTTGCGGGCGGCGACGGGCACAGAGACTGTGCAGACGGCGACGACGCATTACAGCGTCAGCGGCGTTGGAGCGGCCTCTGGCGGCACGGTCACGTTTGTGACGGCACCTGCGACCGGCGTCACGGTACTACTAAAACGTGCAAGTGAGCAGTCTCAAAGTACGGATTACGTCGAGAACGATCCGTTTCCGGCGGCTACGCACGAGGATGCACTTGACAAGCTGACGCACATATCCCAGGAGCTGCAGGAGGAGGTGGACCGCTCGATCAAGCTGTCGCGCACCAATACCATGACCTCGACCGAGTTCACGGACAATGCGGCTGCAAGGGCCAGCAAGGTGCTAGCCTTTGACAGCAGTGGCGAACTGAGCGTGACGCAGGAGCTGGGCACCTTCACGGGAAACTGGGCCGCATCGACGGCGTACTCAATTCGGGATTTGATCAAGGACAATTCTGCTGGCAAGAACAATATCTGGATCTGCATCACAGCGCACACCTCATCCGGTAGTCTGCCCATTGATACCAATACGGATGTTGCGAAATGGGCGCTGATAGTAGACGCGACGAGCGCCACGGCGTCAGCGGCGGCTGCTGTGGTTTCGGCTCAGCTAGCGGACGACTGGGCTGTCAAGACCAGCGGCGTGGTGGCCGACAGCGAATACTCCTCGAAAGCCTACTCGATTGGCGGTACGGGAATAACGGACACCAGTGGGAAAGGTGCTGCCAAAGAATGGGCTACAGAGGCTGAAGATAATACGGTCGATGGCACCAGTTATTC